GCCACCACCCCCATGATATGCTAGGTCATGTACTTCATTGTACACTACCATTTTATATTCAGGCGTCAGGCCAAAAAAAGTTAATGTTTAATGGCACGTTGACCCCTCTCTGCATTTCTCCATTTTCGTCTTCATAATCAAATGACATATCAACATCTGGTTGTATTTGTTTGACGTATTCACGGAGTGCTCTACTATCTCTAGCGAGCAATTGGTTATCTACAAAGTTGCGTACTGTCTTACGCTCATAATCACCATCAAGGGATAATATTATATATTTAAGGCGAGTGGTTAGTTCACCTGCTTCTTGTTTCATCTTTTTAAGGCCTTTAAGTTCTTCTTCAATTTTCTTTTCATCTGAATGGGTTAAAAACTTAAATGTAACTTCTTTTTTTAGAATTGGAAGTGTAAAAGTAAATTCATTATGGTTAGGTTTAATAAGATGCTTAGGGTCTAATTCTTTATCTTCTAATTCTGTAAGATCTATATCATGATCTTCACCATTCATATTAAATGAATATTCTTTACCATAACCTAATACCCTAGCAGCAATTAATAGGGCGTTTTTATCACCTACTATTAAATCATTATAGTTAATAGGAGTTATTATGAGTGATTGTAATAATTTATCTATTACTGTACCTTTTTTAATGTAGGTTTCATTTGTAAGTATATCCTCTTCTTTAGCTGTCATATATTTCATTTCGACACTTCCTTTAGCAAGGGGGCTGTCGGGTGGATATAATAAACCTTTAGAGGGTAAACTTACTTCCTCAGTGGGAAACATTGTTTTATTTTCTTCCATAACTTATTAATATGTTTGCATATACATATATGATAGGGAAAGGGGATCGCAAAAGCAATCCCCTCTCTTTAAAATATTTGGCGAATATTAGTAGTTCAATATGGCGTAATCCATAGAAATTGTTAATGAGATTTCCATTGGGGTTGAAGAGCTCCAATCTCCTTGTCCAAAGGATGCATTTTGGATAAAGGCACCTTTCAATACCCATTCCTCAACTACGTCTCCCACAGGACCTAAGGTATGGAATCTAACTTCTTTTTTATAGAAATCAGAATAACCATCTCTACCAGTTACTGATTCGTGTGATAATCTAACCCACTCCATTACCGCTTGAGCACCTGATGGTGTTACAGGATCATAGAGAGTAACACTGATATCAGACCAATCTGACTTACCCTTTACTTTTCTTTTCTTATTGATGTGTTCTAACACAACAACTTCGTTAGTGTATTTGGGGCGTTCTGCACTTTTTACGAGATATGCAGGAATACCATCTATTTGGAATAGAAATCTGTTCTGTAATTTAGGCTCGTATGCCTGATAGAACATTTCTGTTGAACTTAATATTGCCATTTTTCGTGTTGTTTATTCGTTTGTTATAAATATATTACTCTCCAAAAGTAGCTCCAGTAGGTAGGATAGTGAAGTCGAGAATTACAAATTCTGCGGTTTTTGTTGGTTGGAGTAATACTTGACCAACTAATTGATTTCTGTCAATCACGTCTGGTGAGTTATTAGACTCATCCATTATAACGCGGAATGCATATAATCCTTGTTTTTGTTGTACGCTTTCAAGATATGGGTTAACAACATTCAGGAATCTGTTTCTTGTATTTGCTGTGTTTTGTTCAAATACGAGTCCTTTAGCTGTGTCTCCAACAAAGTTCTTTAATGCGATTAATAATCTTCTGACGTTGATGCGATCAAGTGCGCTTGATTTTTTCTGGAGTGTCTTTTGACCAAATGCTACAACACCATTTCTTGGGAATGTTGCAATTGGGTTAACTCTTGCATCATATAATGTATCACGCATTGCTGATGTTAATTTAACTTCAGCCCTGTTGACGTTTAACCCACCTCTGTTTAAACCTGCGGGTGCAAACCATGGGGCAGCCACTCTATCATTATATGCATAAACACCTGGCATTACTGTTGAGGCGGGTGACCATACATCTCTACTTAATTCAGCACTTCGTGTTTTAATCCAAGGCCAGTAGCTACCAGCAAAGCTTGTATTAAGATTATTTGTTTGTAATGTAACATTGGCAAGGTTTTCACCATATCCAACTAAATCACCTACAAAGAACGTATCTCCTCTATCTTCTGCTAATTCTACTAAACTAGTAAATGTGGTTGCGTGATCTTTATAGTTAATACCTGGAGCTGAGATTAAATTGAATCTAAAATCATCAGTGTTTTTAAGGATTTTAATTGCTTGGGTATAATCACCTGTGCTTAATCCTTGAATTCCTGATACTCCACTACCAATATTTTCAAAATATAATCCAGCAGTAGTGCTTGGTAAAATATCTCCTGTTCCATTTGCAAATGCTCCTGAAGCAGGTAATGGTAAAGATGCTGAATAAGATTTAGTTCCGTCTGTGTTTACAGTACCATCTGAATTAAAGTAATCAGGTGTTTGTTTATTTACATTGGACACATAAACATATCGCGAACGAGTCGGGAAATCACCATTTAACTTAATTAACGGTTGATTTGGGTCGGTAGCGGTGTCTACAGATAGAAATTGGTTACCAATTACTTTTTCAATGTAGTTATCAGCTTTAGGATCTAATGATAAACCTGTATAAGTTTCTAGGATAGTTTTACTTCTTAAAGTATCATCACCCCTTCTAATAGTGAGTGCAAATGTTCCTTGGTTATCATTAACATTAGAAACTTCCCAACGTAAATTATCTTCTGAACCTGTTACTAATGAACCATCTGATAATTGTTGTATATTATCTGGGTTTAAATCATTAGCGCTATTAAATTTAAGGCCTTCACCTATAGTTTTAATAGTAAAGGAAATATTATTGTCATCATTAATGCCTGTAGTAGTACCAGTACCACCACCAAATGTAGCTACATCTGTTAATCCATTATAGGCTGTAGTGGCTAAGTCAGCTGTTGATCCTGTTTGGATAGTAAATGCGTTTAAACCTGTACCTGCTGCTGATCCTGAAAATCCTACTGTAGTTCCACTTAATGAGGCACTTAGAGTAGCATTTAAACCTGCAGTATTATTAATCTCATCCACTAATTGCTGTAATCCAGCTCCTGTGTAAGTGAATATATTAAGGTTCGGTAAATCATTTGAGGTTGATCCTGAAACTATAATAAAATCTACTTCATTATTTGTATTATCTACAATTCTAAGTCCATTAGAATTACCTGGTATATTACCTGAAAAATCTAATGAAGCTGTTGATTTGGTTCCTGTAACACTTCCTGAATCTGCTAGGATTCTTGTAGAAGTTGCACTAGTAAAATCACCAGGGGTTACTCTAGTTACTAAAAGAGATCTTCCTCCCTCAGCGAAATACTTTTGAGCGCTAATTGATGTTAAAAATTCATATTGGTTACTACCAGATAAAAAGGTAGTTCCAAATTTTTCACGGTAATCACCAAATGAGGTAACTATTGTGGGGATTTCTACGGGTCCCGTTACGGTTGGACCGACAAGAGCAGCTCCTACCTCAACGGGTGCGGAAGCTACAAATGAACGATCATTTTCTCGTTGGAGAACGCCGGGTGATACTAATGTTTCAGCCATATCTTGTGTTGTTTATTTGTAATAAATATCGAAAAAAATTGCCAGCAGGTTAATGCTGGCAATAAATATAAAAGATATTTTAAAAAAATGTTACTCTTCAAGCTTTACGAATACTCCTTCTTCTAAGTTTACTTCGCCTTTACCATACTTTTCAAATAATTCTTTAGATATTGTACTTTCAGTAGAATACATTTCATTAAATTGTTCAGCAAGTTGGTTTAATTGTCGTTTAATGTTATCTTCTGCGATACCGATTTGTCCCCTTTGAAAGGTAAGTTCGCTTGATTTGACACGAAGATCATTCAATTGGGTAATCTCTTCAGTGTCGAGTTTTACGGTGTTAGATTCTTTAATAGCCATAACTTTTAATTTTGTATGTTTAGATATACGTATGTAATAGGTTTAAAAAAACCAAACTATTTTAGTCTGGTGTATAACGAAGACTTCCAGTATCCCAAGTACCAAATTCAAAATCACCCACTTCAAGGTCATCAGAAGGAAGGTGTGGGTCTAAAATAGAGGATGTAGCTATGAATTCACCACTTGAGGAATTATATACTACATAACCGTGTGTCTCGCAAATATATTTTACTCTCATGATTCTACAATTTGGATTCCATCAATCGCCATATCACCCCTGAAACCATTGGCACCTTGGGATACGAAATATATATAATGGTTACTATTTACTGATCTATAGTTATTTAAGCTAATGGTTTTTTGTTGCCATACTGATGAGTTACTAGTAAACCCTGAAAAGCTTGTATATGTTCCTATTTCTGTTGCTGTTGCATCGTTAGAAGAGCTGTTTGTGTCAGCATAAACAAATAAATCTCCCATATTACTACCATATGCATGTACCCAAAATTTTAGATCTAAATTTCTGCTAGTATCACCCATTAAGGTGCTAAAGTTAAAACCGGGAGTCCTAACAACAAAACAATAATATCTACCTACACTACTAACTTCGGTGTATAGGTACATATCTGTAGCAGTAGAAGTTGAATGGGTACCACCAGGAATAACAACACCACCATTAGGGCCCGTACCTCCTGAACCAGTATTATCATCATCACAGTTCCACCCTGTTATAAATTTATTAGTGGTTTTACCCCAATAAGTACTACTTACTGCTGAGGTACCACTTGCCCAATCACTGTGGGTTAGTCTGGGACTCCAATATGAATTGCGACTAGTACTAGTATTTCTGGATTGATCTTCAAATTGGTATAATGTAGAAGACCAAACAGGACCCCCACCAGATGATGGGGCTGATTGTCCACCTAAATTAGCTATATTAGCTTTAG